CTATAAATTTAAAAGGGGCGACATTATGTTGCCTCTTTTTTATTGCAAACAAACCACTATTTTTATATTACTTAATTGTATGAAAATATTAACTACAACATCAATACAGACAATAAAATTCATTCCAAGAGAGTTAGTTTCATCTGTTACATTAACCTTAACCAATAAGAATACAAGAACTTCATCTACTGTAAGTGTAGGAGTTTCAAATTCAAATGGGTATATGAGTTTAACAGGGTCGTTTTCTTTGATAGAGAATACCAACTACTCTATGGAGGTAACTAAGGCATCAGGAGATGTTATTTATAGAGATACAATATTTTGTACGAATCAAACAGATTTTGACAAGTTCGATGTCCATAAGAACGACTACGTAACGGAAGATACTTTTGACAACGAATTTATAGTATTATAATATATAATTATGGCAAAACACAATATAAACAAGTACAGACAACCTAAGACTGCTAAGAAGCAAGGAAAGGTTCACGTTGTAAACTTCTCATCTTACACAAGACCTGAAGTTGTAGAAGTACAAAACAAGGATTGGATAGAGTATGGAGATGACAATGATTACTTCGGTTACTTGATTGATAGATACAACGGCTCTCCTACTAACAATGCTGCTATTAATGGAATTGCAGATATGATTTATGGCAAGGGATTGGATGCGGTTAATGGAGACAAGAATCCTGAGCAGTATGCCGAGATGAAGTCTTTATTCTCTAAGAAGTGCCTAAAAAGTGTTTGCTACGATTATAAGATGATGGGTAACGCTGCGTTTCAGGTTATCTATTCTAAAGATAGAACTCGTATTGCTCAAGTAGAGCATATTCCTGTTCAGTTATTAAGAGCAGAGAAGGCTGATGAAAAAGGAAACATAAAAGCTTACTACTACTCTAACGACTGGTCAGAAGTTAGTAACTCAAGAAAGAACGTAAAGAGAATACCAGCATTTGGTTTCTCAAAAGAAAATATAGAGATAGTTTATATCAAGCCTTATAAGGCAGGTTACTTCTACTATTCTCCTGTTGATTATCAAGGAGGGATTCAGTACGCTGAGTTAGAGGAAGAGATTGCAAACTACCACATTAACAATATTCAGAATGGTTTAGCTCCAAGTATGCTTATTAACTTCAATAACGGAGTGCCTTCTGATGAAGAGAGAACTGCTATCGAGCAAAGAATATACGACAAGTTCTCAGGGTCAAGTAATGCAGGGCGATTTATATTAGCCTTTAATGATTCTAAAGAGTTGTCGGCAAGTATAGAGCCAGTACAATTAAGCGATGCACACCAACAATACCAATTCCTATCGGATGAGAGTATGAGAAAAGTTATGGTTTCCCATCGAATTGTATCTCCTATGCTTGTAGGAATTAAGGATTCTTCAGGGCTTGGAAACAACGCAGAAGAGCTACAGACGGCATCTGTTCTCATGGACAACACCGTAATCAGACCTTTACAGGTAACTATCTTAGATGAGATTGAGGAGATTCTTCAATTTAATGGCATAGATTTAGACATCTATTTTAAGACGTTACAACCGCTTGAATTTACTGATTTGACTAACGCTATTAGCGAGGCAGAGATAGAGAAGGAAACAGGTGTTAAAAAGGATTCTGAGACGATTAAAGAAGAAGTAATTGACTCATCAGATTCATCAGATGCTTCGATAGAAGAAGAACCAACATCTCAAACAGAATAAGAAATGGCAAAAGCACTATTCATAAAGAAGGCTGACTTAGTAAAAAATACTGCGATAAGTGGTAATGTAGATACGGATAAGTTTATTCAGTTTATTCGATTGGCACAAGAAATCCACGTTCAGAACTACTTGGGTACAGATTTGTACGAGAAGATTAGTGCTGACATTGTTGCAGGTAACTTAGCAGGTAACTACTTAACATTGGTCAATGATTACATTCAGCCTATGTTGATACACTTCTCAATGGCAGAATATCTACCATTTGCATCGTACACTATCGCAAACGGAGGTGTCTACAAGAGTGAGGTTTCTAACGGTTCTACCATTAGTAAAGAAGAGGTAGATTTCTTAGTACAGAAAGAAAGAGATTACGCAAACTATTATACTAACAGATTTATCGACTATATGAGCAATAATGCCTCATCGTTGTTTCCTGAATATTACAGTAACACAAACGAAGATATTAGTCCTGATAAAGACACAGTATTTCACGGATGGAATTTAGGATAAAGAAACAATACGAACCAAAGCAAGACAATAAGGAGAAACTTAAAGTCTTTCTACGGAAGATAGAGAACAGTAAGCCAAGCAAGTTAGGGTGTAATAAATCTTAACTTGTATTGTAATATAAAGAAAACAAACTATGGCATTAAAATACCTATACGTACCAAGCGCATATAAAGCAGCAACTGCTTACGGAGTTTTGCCGAATGCGGCAGCCGCAGACCTTACTTTTGGAAGAGGTTCAAATGGGTCAAGGATAAATAAGGATAAACTTATTGAAACCGAATCATCAAACGTACCAAGATTAGACTACTCAAGTGGCTCTTGTCCTACCTTGTTTACAGAAATTTCAGTTACCAATTTACTTACAGAAAGCGAAAATTTTACAGATTCAGATTGGAGCAAAGCTAATTCTACGGTTACAGCTAACGCTACAATAGACCCACAAGGAGGTAATAATGGGTTTCTTGTTTCTCTAAATACTTCTCAAGCCTACTTAAATCAGGCTGTAAGTTTCTTAGCAGAAGCTACTACATTCTCAGTTTACTTAAAGTCCCCTACGGTTGCAGGTACTTATCCTTTAAATTGGTATGCAGCGAATGGTGGAGCTCATCACAGAGAGCTTGTAAATGTAACAACCGAATGGAAAAGGTTTGAGATAAACTTCACACCAACAGGTTTGGGTTCACGATTTATTTACATTGGAGACAATAGAGGAGCTATCGGAGAAACTCTATCTTCTGTATATGCTTGGGGAGCGCAAGTAGAATCAAGTGCTAAAGCAACGTCTTACATTAAGACAGAAGCATCAACAGTAACAAGGTCAGCAGACACAGGAATAGTGTCAGGAGATTTATCTTCTTATATCAATTCAACAGAGGGTGTATTAGAATTTAAGGCATCTCGTTCAGCATTAAAGACCGCAGTTATATCTCTTTCTTCATCACTAACAAGCGGAGATAATTCAGTAAGTTTAGGATTTACATCAAGTGCTACTGTTCTTTTCCATAAAATATTATCTTCAGGTAGTGATGTTATAAGTACCACCCCTTCGACAATATCAGTAGACTTAACTCAAATGAATGTAGTGAAACTCAAGTGGAAGGATGGAGACTTTCAAGCTAAGATTAACGATACCGTTTTCACTATCGCAGAAGCAGGAGGTAGTTTACCTTTTGCAGCTACTTTAAAATATCTAAGAATAGGTTACCCAAACGATACTTCACAGGATTTTGCAGGAGCTATCCAATACATTAAAGTTTACGATTCAGCATCAGATTTCTAATAAATACACTATGGCAATATACATCGGAAAATATGCTTTCAATTCAAAAGAGCAAGCAATCGACAAAATCGAAGCGTTAGGAACAGTTACTTACGAGGATGGAACTAAGTATCCAAACCACCACCATACAGTTGTAGTGCTGGGTCAAGAGATTATTTCACAGCAAGTGCTTGATGGAGAAGAGGTTTTAGAAGAAGAAGTGTTAGGAACTGACTACCTTGTTGATGTTCTTTGGCACGATTTAGAAATAGAGGAAGATGGAAGTGTAGACCACCCTTACGGTTGGAAGTCTTATTCAATTGATATTGATTCAGAAGGCATCCATAAATTCTTAGGGTTAAACTATCAAGACTTAAAAATTTAATAAGATGACACAAGACTTGAAAGTGTACGCACTAAGCATCGGGACATTTGGAATATCAATGAGTAATTTAGACATCATTTTAAAGATTACTTTGATGGTTGTTACGATTGGCTACACAGTTCAAAAGTGGGTCATAATGAATAAAAAGAATAAATGAGATTAACAAAGAACTTTAGTTTGTCAGAGTTTGACTGCAATGATGGTACAGAGATGCCGTCTGAGTTATTGACTAACGTTTTAGAGTTGGCAGAGAATTTACAAGTACTTAGAGATTTTGTTGGAGTGCCTATTAAAATAAATTCAGCATACAGGAGTTTAAGGTACAATGCTATTATAGGTGGTTCAAAAAACAGCCAGCATTTATTTGCTAAAGCAGCAGATGTGGTTATTGAATCTAAAAGCCCTGAACAGGTCGCTAACATTATTAAAGCCCTTATATTAGAAGGCAAAATGAAGCAAGGAGGGATTGGGGTTTATAATACATT